GCCGACAAGTTGAGTGAGATTGCTAGAGTTAAGATCAAGAATGTTTCCTTTACCATAACTAAAACAGTTATCCCAGCGTAGCGTTTTTAGAATAATCATTAAACACTCCCATTATTTGTTGAATTTTATCATCATTTAAATCAAGGATTGCACTTAAGTATTCTGCTAGTTCTTCTTCGATTGTTAAATCTTTTAGATTAAGCGTAGCTTCTGTACTTCGTTTTACTACTTTCTTATCAAGTAAGTCGGAGTTCTTTACTGAGGCTAAGTCAGCAACATCTCCTTCAATCTCATAAATTGTATGATGAAACATTGTTTGTAACATATCCTCAGGATTATCTACTGTTTTTCTAAGTAGCTGAGGCAATGTAAACTCATGCCATGTCCAGTCATATAAGTTATCAATCATAAGATAACCTGTCTTAACTATATCTCTATGAAAAGATGTAGTCATGGGAGAGCCTGGATAGACAATGTTCCTTTGTGTATTTGTATGACTATGTAGGTCACCTGCATACACGACAGGAAAAGCATTAAATCTTTCCAGGTCTACCTCTGGTGTAACATGAGGAGGTATTTCACCCCTCACATGAGTATATAAAGGTTTGTCGGGATTGCATTTTTCTATAGAGCCTTTTCTATGCAAGTCTGCATAAGGTAGAATAGTTCCCCATTCATACTCTTTAGTTTCATCTATAATCTCGACAAGAGGGTTCACATCAGACGTGGCTCTCTTAAGGTTAGAAAAGAAAGTCTTATATTTTTTAGTAGCTTCATGGTTACCATCATAAATGATAGTAGGAACTTTTACATCTTTAATAAAATCAAAGTATAGTGTAAGTTCGTCCATTGAAGGCACTCTATCAAAAAGATCTCCACCTATAATGTGCAAGTCAACGTCGCTTTCTAAGTCATATATAGCCTCAAAAAACATTTTATATCGTGAACATGCCCAAGCCATAGGTACATTCTTTTGTCCTAACTTAATATGCCAGTCTGCTGTAAATAAAATCATGCTACGAAGTCGTCTCCAGGTTGCCATGAACACCCTGTAAGACCGCCAGCTTTCAAAGCTTGTATCGTTCTTAGCACTTCATTTGCATTTCTTCCTGTATCTAATGCATTTACTGATACATGTTGGATTACTCCGTCAGGGTCAACTATATAAGTTGCTCTGAAAGGTACTCCATTTTCGGGATCAACTATACCTAATTCGTTAGAAAGGTATAATCCACAATCTGCAGCAAGAATGTGCCTAATGTTTCTTATAGAATCATTTTGCTGTTTCCAAGCGAGTTTACAATGTTCATTGTCTCCACTAATGCCTATGACATCAGCCTCGTCAACAAGATAGTCCATATCTGCTATTTCAGTTGGACAAATAAAAGTAAAATCTTTCGGGTAAAAATATACCACAGTCCATTCTTTTAGCAACACATCTACATCAATGATATCATTTTCATCATTAACTCCTTGCATTGAAAAGTCTGGAAAATTTTCTCCTACTCCTATCATAATACTCTCCTTAAGAAATTGAAAACTCAGAGTCTACATCAGAAGGAGCTTCTGCGCCCTCAGATGGTTGAGTTACTCTTTGTAATAGTTCTAATTGAGCATCAGGTGTAGGCCTAGGTAGAACATCGTCCATTGAACGAATGTCTGCTATTGCTGCTGTTTCAGCTTCATTTAGAGGACGAACTTTGCATTTTAGTGCTTGTAGTCTATACTCTACATTGAAAGCCATTGGTCCAGTCTTAACTCTTTGAAAATGTATGTCCCAACCAGTTTCTACATCAGTAGGATCTCCAAGATCTTCTGCTGCAACCATGATTTGTTCCATTAGTTTCTTTTTAAGATTAACTACTTTAACATTTCCATCAGCAGGGTCTATGCATTGACAAGCATATGCCCAGCCACATTTAAGGTCTGGAAAGAAATCACGAACGTGATCTTTTTCTTTGTTGTTAAATGTTTCTGTTTCTCTGTCGAAAGCTAAACATTCCATAGGAATATTTTTGCCATTTTCGCCTTTGATCCAGTAAACATATCTAGGTAGTAGATCGCCTACTATACGAAGAACATTGTCTCCTTCTTTGTATTGGTATTGGTCGATCTTTTCTTTTTTTGCGCTACCTTGCGCTTGATTAAATTTTATTGCCATTTTATTTTGTTTCCTGTATGATTTTCTTCGTATCGAAAATAAACATAGTCATCTACGATTTGAAGTAATCGATTGTCGTTTGTTATTTGTTTAATTAATGGGTTATACAACATATGTAATCTTGTATCTCCACTTTCCTTGTATGTAAAATAATTTCTAAAAGAGGCAACCATTAAATATGTTGCACACTCCTCTGGGAAATACTTTTTGTGATTAGCAAGTAATTTTTCAGGCTCGAGTAAAAAACTTCCACCGACAAAATCGCCCGCCCGATATTTATAGGCAGGATCTTTTTTATTGATTGCTATACGCTTGTAAGTAAGAACATGAATAATTGCGAGTATTTGAATGGCATCGCCTTTCGTCACTCTCATTATTTTATCCCAATTATATTTTATCATTATATTATACCAAAATTTGAAATCCGTGTCAAGTAATATTTTTCGGAGGTCTTTACAAGGTTGATATATCATATCCTTGCTTGATATAATATCCTAGTCGTTGGCTAGCCTGTCTCCTTGCGGTATTTCCGATTAAATTTATATCAACAACTGTAGGTTGTTGCTTTCCTTCATATGTACGAATTATTCTTCCTATGAGCTGTGTAAGTAACGGCTCGTTATTTACTGGTGTACCAAGAATTAAACAACTAAGAATATCTAAAGAAATACCTTCTGAGAAAATACTTTGTGTCCCATACAGTATGTTTTTATCTTCAAAAATTTGTTTAATTATTTCTGGTCTTTCATCGTGTGGGATTGCTCCTGTCACACAAACTGCACTATCCCCAGTAAGCTTAGCGCAAGTTTTTAGGAAATCTACTCTATCAGATACTACTAATACTTTATGACCTCGGGCCGCGTATGCACTAGCAGTCATGGCTATAGAATTTTGATACTCTGAGTCGTAAGCCAACTCATTAACTCTATTAGCCCATGGGATTGAGTTTCCGTCCATGAACCTTATTGGAAGTTTTAAGATGTCAATTTTTGGCACCATAAAGTTTTCCTTTGGGGGTTTATAAACATTGTCTCCAAAGTAATCTCTAAAGACTACATGTCTACCATCTTTTCTTTGTAGTGTGCCAGTAAGACCAATCTTATATCTAGCACAATTTTTATCTATAATTCTTGAGAATGTTGGACTACTAACATGATGCATTTCATCTAAAATAATAGTTCCAAACTCTTGTCGAATTTGTGGAATCTTTCGGTATAAACTTTGAATATTTCCTATTACGATAGGAGTATCAATTTCAAATTTTCCACTACCAATTATTCCAGGTGTAAAACCAAATACTTTTTTACATTCAGTTTCCCACTGCTTTCTTAAAGATAAAGTATGGGTTACTACTAATGTTTTTTGACCAAGCTTACCAGCTATTGCTAAAGCTGTAAATGTCTTTCCCCAACTTACCCAAGCGTTAATTATACTACTGTCTTCAATATCGTCATATACAGACTGTTGCGAAGGTCGTAAAGTAAACTTGAATGAAGGAAACTCAGTCGGAATATTGGTTCGTTTGTCAACTATTTCGTGGTCATCTGGGATTAAATCCATTCTTCCAACAGGTATAGCTATCAACCCTTGTTTAATAAGAGCCATATTCTTAATTATAATAGGCGGATCACCATATTTAAAAGATGGTATAGCGTATGTAAGTTCATCATCTATCTTCTTTTGCGTATGTGGAAGTACTTCTAGGTATATCCTATCACTTATTACTGCTTTCATATTACCAGTGGTGTATTACACCTGTTATTATGACAAAGCATGTAAAAAAATTAACAAGTACGACAATACTACGCAAAATAGCGACAGCATCAGCATCTTTATCTGATCCAACCTTTTCTCCTAAACTTTTTGCCCATAATCTCCAAAATCTTTTCATTGTAATATATCATCATATCCTACAGTATAAAATACTGTCAGTTCCTCTCCAGCATGAATAGGTCTAACTGTATATAATTCTCGTTGTTGCCCATTATGGTAATGTATGTTAGTGTTAATAAAGCAGTTGGGAATGTCAGCATGGTTTATAAAACCACCTAAGGGAGTTCTAACCCACTCCCATCTTTTAGTTTCCCATATATGTGTTTCTCCAAGAAAAATTCCAGCTTTTAAATTCTCAGTCGCAAAGAGTCCTAGACCATTAATGTCTGATTCTTCGATTGTTAACCCATCTGGTAATGGTCTGTAGTGATGTGATTTAAACTTCACACTTTTCTCCATGTGTCTTTCTTTTTAGTTTCAGATACATCATATAGTATCCACGGTATGCCTTCCCTGTATAAAATCCCTGCCCAAGTACATGACTCGGGCAGAGGTCTTTCAAGAGTAAAAGGGAAAGGGCAATCTTTTATCCATAGCACGGTGGCTATAATCTTTTTATCTACTCTTAAAATCTTGTGATACTTTAATGGAATATTATGTTTTTTATCTTTTCTAAAAAAGTATCCTGAATTGTCTATATAATACTTACCTTGATGGTTTAAATATGAGGGTATGTCTTTTAGCATATATTTTATAGGATATATACTATTCATAGGACTTTGAAGTCGTCTCATTCCCAGTGTTTTACCTTTCATATTGGTATCATCAAGAACTTGATTTTCTATCCATAAGATACCATCAGCTAGTAAAACTTCGTCTGTATGTACTGGAAAGACAGGAAATGTTAGTCTATCATAAATCATACATTTTTTCAAACTTTCCAAAGGAGTAATCATCTCCTATGTCAAAGTCACAGCCTACAGGAGTGCCTGGTATAGATAATCCTCTATCCATTTGCACACATTCTCTAAGTAAATAACAATAAGAATCTACTGCTGTTTCTGATACTTCTGCAAGTATTGAGTCATGTACTAAAGCAAATATGTTTGCTTCTGACCCCCAAGGCATACTCTTTAACTGATTATGAGTATCAATTGCTCCTAATAAATTAATGTCTGAAGCTACTGATTGAACTAAGAAGTTCATACCAGACCTAGTTTCATGACTAGCGATTCCTTTATTATCAGAGCGAACATTAGGTAATCTTCTCTTTCTACCAAAGAATGAATATATAAATCCATTATCTCTAATAAACTTAGATGATTGGTCAATCCATGCTCTTAATTTAAAGAACTGTCTAAAATAATCATCAATTACTTCCTGCGCCTCATTAACACTAAAGTATTTTCCTGAGTCCTGTGTTACTTGCTGAGATATTTTATTAGCGCCAGCACCATACATAATTCCAAAAGTCACAGCTTTAGCAGCCTGTCTTTCTGTGGAATAGTTTGTTGCTATATCTTCTACTTCGCCAGGTAGTCCAAAAACTAACTTAGCAATACTACTGTGAAAGTTGCCTCCATCTTGGAAGACTTTCTGTAAGTTTTTATCTTGTGCAAGAACAGCTGCAACATACACCTCTGCAGTAGTTAAATCCATCGCAACAATTTTGTTGCCAGGCTTAGCTTTAATGCAACCCTTAACTATAGGGTTATCACGAGGTATCTGTTGCATATTCATTTTACCACTAGAAGATAACCTTCCAGAAGTTGTACTGTGTAGATTAAATCCTGTACGAAGTCTATCATCTCTATCTAGTTGAGGATAGATTTTATCTAAATAAGTATTTTTAATCTTTGATTTCTTTCTAATATCAAGAATATGTTTAGGTATTGCATGAACTTCTGCAAGTTGTCCTAAGACTTCTGCATCTGTTGAGTGCGCACCTGTTCCTGTTTTCTTGCCTGTAGGTTTTAGTCCTACAAAATCAAATAGTAGCTCTCGTAATTGAACTGTACTATTAGGATTAAACTCTTTTTGTTTTACTTGTTCAAATCTTGCAACTTCATCAAATTCATATAGTTCTGCTACTGCAGAATCAATGTCATTCTGCATTAGCACAGTACCTTTTGTTAATCTATCTTTGTCAAAAGGCACTCCAATGTCTTGAATATCTGTTAGAAATCTACAGCCAGGTATAAGTATATTCTCATATACAGACCATAACTTAGGATTTTTCTTAACAGCAGGATATAGTTTCTCAAATACTAATAGAGTTACTACTGCGTCCATTGCAGCGTATACTTTCATTACATCAAAGGGAATACTATCCCATTGAAAATCGTCTTTCAGTATTCGATTTTGTCTTTTGTATGTTGCTATCCAATCATGCATTGGTTTTTCATAGTCTCCATACTGTGTATATTTCAAAGCAAGTTGTTTTAATCCATGCGTGCCAGGCAATTCTTCTAAACAATAGTGTAAAAGCATGGTATCATGGAACTTTGGAAATTTAAAATTAAAATGGTATTCAAAGAACGCTAAATCAAATTTAGCATTATGAAACACTACAGTCTTTTTATCAAAAACTTGTTGCATTAATACTTCTGCTGTTTCATCTATACACTCTGTACTAACATATGCTCCCATGTCTTTCTTAAAAGACATACTAAACCCAAGCATATATCCATCTCTAGGATATAAACCTGTGGTTTCTGAGTCAAGTGCTACAAATTGATTTGAGTGGTCTCTAGCTTCAATGAGGAATCTATGAAGTTCCTTACTGTCTGTGATACCAACTGCTTGCTCTTCGCTTATCTTTGCTACTTTTAAATCTCCACTAATAAACTTGGTGATGTTTGCTTTACTCTCGTCCCAAAGAGGTTTTGCCTCTGGTTTAAAAGAAAGCATGGCAGGATTAATTACTGGAAGATACTTGTCCTCTACACACCTGCCGCTATATTCTGTTATTGAATTTATACTTGTAAAATATTTAAGACTTTCTGAGCCTACAAGTATAATCCAGTCAAAATCTTCTGTGTTGATTTCTATATCAACATCAGCTTTTAAAATCTTTTTCTTACTACTATCTGAGCAGAGAGCGAATCTCTCAAACTCAAATGCATTATCAAATCTGTCCGCCCAGTTTGTACGACTCATCTTTGATTCTATTATTGCTATTTTTGCCAT